TGGCTCCGGATGCTGGAGCAATGACACCACGCCATAAAATGGGCCATCACATAGCACTGTATCCAGAAATTGCGTCACGTGATGCAAACGGATCGATGCTCCGACGAATCTTCAAATGCTGTCCGTTAATGAATCGTGCGTAGTGCTGCATGATTTGTGTCGCATTTTTGTGTCCGACAATCTGCGCAATCTCTAAAACTGATAGCTCTCCGCGCATCAGCATGTGGGTGATAAAAGTGTGACGCGTGGAATACATATCCCTATACGGAATCCCTAGCTTTTCAATGAGCTTCGACCAGTGGTGTCTCGGGGTGCGTGAACCTGTAAAATGAGATCCGCTATCGTTCGGGAAAAGCCAGTCCGTCGCCATGAGGAGCTGGCCCCGTATAAACGGCATCAGGCTGTCGAATATCGGAATTGTTCTGACAGAAAAGCGCGTTTTCGGGGTCGTGACTCTTCCGTTTCGCAAGCTGCGCTCCACCCTGATGGTCTTGTTGTGCAAATCAATGTCCTCTTTTTTGATGGCGAGAATTTCGCCCGGCCTGGCTCCGGTATAGAAAGCGACGGCCAAATAGTTGCGAAACCACCCCTCTGCTGCTTCGAGTAGCATATCGACTTCTTCCGCGCTGAAAGGGTCGCGTTCCTGCTCCTCGTGGGCGGGCAGCGGGATTTTCTTCGCAGGGTTGGTCGAGATCGCCTCGTAGTCTATGGCGACATCGAGGATAGCGGCTAACACGCCGAGGTATTTCCTGGTTGTTTTCGGGGACGTCGAGCGGAGCATGGCCTCCGCAAAATCCCGGACGTCTCCGCGAGTGATCTTTCTTACGTCCCCGTGGAAATATTCCTCCAGCCTCTTGACCTGCGCACGGAGCTCCCAGTATGTTTTGAGGTGCTCTTTCGACCTGAGATACCTCCCGGAATACTCGGAAAAATCTTTTGGGAGCTTCGCTTCTTGCATTTCTCGCTCCAACGTACCGTTCAAAATCCTCTCTCGGATTTCCGGAACGATCTCTCTTTGGAGAAACTCCCTATTTTTTGGGGTGTCGTCTAGCCGCGTGCTCTTCTGAACCACGCGGCCACCCACCTCGTATTTGATATAGAGCTTTCGCCCTCTTCGGTAAACGTTTACCATGATCTCCTCCATGTGTGACGGCGGAAACCGGGCTTTCTATTGTAGCACGGCCTCCATTACTTTCTGGGCGACGCCTCCACGTTCGCCTCTCACCCACCGTATCATTGCGGCCACGTCCCAGAAGGGTTCCGGGTCGTCAGGCTTCTGGTAGTAGTGGATACCGTTTCGGAAGGTCGTTCCCTTCCTGCGCTTGAGCCAGTCTTTCGATCTGCCAATATGCTTCGCCATTTCACCGGTGCGCATAAACGCCGCTGTTCTCATGTGCGCCTCCTTAGAATGGAATCTCGTCGTCCCCGCCCATTTCCGGGATGGTCTGCTGTTGTTGGCTTGGGGGTTGCGGGGCCGGTCTCGTCTGCGGCGGCTGGCCCGGTACGCTCTCGCCCTTCTTGACGACGGGAGTGACCTGCTCGACGATGATGACGACGCGACTGTGCTTCTGGCCGTCCTTCTCCCACCGCTCCTGTTTGAGCCTTCCGTTGAATACGATTTTGTCGCCCCTGGAATACTTGTTGACGATTCCTTCGGCAGTCTTTCCGAAGGCCGTGAGGGTGAAGTAGCTTGTCTCCTCCTTCCACTCTTCACCCTGCTTGTAGTAGCGATTCTGGGCGATGCGAACGGTCGCCACTGCGAGCCCGCTCGGGCTGTATTTGATTTCAGGGTCGGCGGTCAGGCTTCCGACCATTGCAACGATATTCATTTTTCATACCCCGATCTCGCGCAGATAAGCTCGTCGCGCATTTTTGCAACGTCTCTCGGCAGGTCGCCAATGAATGGTTCGATGATTTCCCATCGTGCGACCTTCCCCTCTTTTGCCCGCTCCATTCCGTGGTGGTAACAGTAGGAGTCCTTCCAGTAGAACCTAATTCCTGGCAACGCGCCCGTGTGGGAGCGGACAAGCACCGGCTCGAATCGCAATGGCTCCCACTCCTCATACTCCAGTCTGAAAGCCTCGTTCCTGAGCTCTTTCATGGCACCTCGCTCGACTCGCCCTGAATAGATATTATAGGCTACGTAGTGAATGCCATTAGGCAGGTGTAGAGTTCCGTATGCAATACCATCTTTAATCGCAACGGTGAGAAATCTCATACCTTCTTTTGTGTAGTAGGTTACGCCTTCAACAATTGGTTTTTTTATTTTGGTTTTCATTTTTGCTTCCTTTTCTTCCGCACCCGCTTGAAGTGGCGGGAGCCTGTTGTATCCTTGCGCCTGGGCGACGCTCTGATTTGCCGAAGGTAGAGGTTGTCTGTGATGCCGCCGTTCGGGGTCTCGATGTTAGAGAGCGTCCCGTGGATATACCCGCCGACGAACGCCTCGGTATCGAACGTGATGGAGCCGTCCGGGTGCTTCTGGAAGCACTCCTCGCCGATTGCGGATGCAATCTGCATGAGGCGGTCACGATGCCACTCCGGGTAGAAGTGCTCTACGTGGTATTCCTCCCACTGATTGACGAATTTGATGAGGACGTATGAGCGCTTCTTGCTGTCTATCCGGTCGGAAACTTCGATGATTTTCAGGCTTTGAGGCCCCGGCCTTGCGTTATAGATAATTTCACGTTCATAGTCCGTCGCGTCGATAATCATTGACCGCCTTTTTAGTCGGCAGTATCGCCTTTTTCCACCTCGTCATTCAATCGGCTTTCGTCGTCCATCGGTTCGAAATAGTCCTCAAAGACCGACTCTTTGACGAAATGGATTCCGTCCGCGTCGCGCAGCTTCACCCATCCGTCTTTCGAAACGGCAAGAACCTTCACCGGCTTATTGGGGCAGTATATTCGGCGGTAGTGGCGTCCGGGTTCAGGACGCATAGCCCGCCTCCGACTTGAACTGTTCGATGAGCCCGGCTACTCCTCCGGGGTCGGAGATAAACTCCTCGATGTTTTCGGCAGTGATGCCTCCCCAGCGAACGAACGCCGCGCAATCCTCGGGGGCGAGCCCGGCGTTGATGAGCGTTCCATAGTGGGCGACGACCGCCGCGCTGATCCCGTCACCCCCAGCAGCGGCCCTTTGCTTTGGCATAGTCGGCTCGGGGGTCGGCCGAGGTGTAGGGGCTTGGGGCTTTGGGGCGAACACCTCCTCGGCTTCGCGCTCCGCTTCGGTCATAGGCTCCTCGATTTCGGCCTCGGAGTAAGTAAGGAGTCCCTTGTCGGCTTCTCTCGGGTGCGGCCCGACCCCATGAAACCAGTCAGCCCATGCAGTGAGGTTTTCCGTTTCAAACCACGTGGCAAGCTCGGAGTCCTCCATGTCGAGAAGCCCTACCCGGACGACAAAATCTTTGAGCTCCTTCTGCTTCACCCCGGCGGCCAACAGCGCCGGGTAGTGTTTGGAGATTTTCAGCGGCATCCGCTTGGGAACCTTCGGGGCTTCTTTCTCCCCGGTGGCATTGCTCTGATTAGGCGTATTGTCGGTAGTCGGTGCAACATCTCCATCACGCACCGGCTTCCCTCCGCCATCGAGCTTCATCTTTCCGTAGTCGGAAGCGGGGAACTTTCCCTTCCCGGAAATCACATCGTCGATGCTCTTCAGCCGGTCGTCGTTGCTCGCTGGCTCCACAACGATTTCTTCGCCAACCTCCGCCTCGTCGTAGAGGCCGGTGATGGAGAACGCCTTGCGGAGCGCCTGGACTTCCGCGACCTTCTTCAGCATGGTCTCGGGCTTGTTTTTCCAGAAGGAGGTGATCTCCCCTTTGCTCGTTCGCTGGACGTACTCGTGGTAAGCGACCTTCACGGTGAAGGGCTTGTCGGTATCGGTGCGATAGACGGTGGCCGTCGCAACGAGGTCGGGCTTTTCGACCCAGCGACCGTTCTCGAAAAACGGGACGTTCTCGATGTGCGTTTCGCTTTCGATGCCGCCGAACTTGCCGGAGAGGTGGGCGACCTTGTACCAGGCATTGCGCCCGGGCATCGGCTCAACCCGCGTGACCCACCGACCGTTTACGTTCTGCTTGCGCTCGACGAAGTAAATTTCCTTCAGGATCGGGTTGAGCCCGACGCTTCTGGCCACCTCCATGCAGTAGATCATGTCGGAGTCGGTCGCCGCCGGCGGGAAGAACTGATTGCGGATGACCTTCTTCTGCTCGTCCGTGAAGTCGATTTTGTATTGCTGTTCCGTTGCTACGAGTGCGTTCTGGCTCATTTTTTCACCTCCATTGTTTTTCGCTTAATGTCCGTGATTTCGCGCTTGATTTTGTTGAGGGCGACCCGCGCCCGCCGACCTGCCGCCTTGGACTTGACCGAGGACTCCAGGAGCTCCGCCGTATATCGCAGCTCGTCGGCGAACGAGAGAATCTCGTTTTTGATATTTTCAGGTGCCATGTTTTCTCCTTTTGCTTTAGTTGGCCCACTGTGGGAGTGAAATTTTCTTGACGACCGAGGCCGCCCCCCGCTTCCGGTATTCCACCCACTTCATCAGCAGCTCTTGATAGTTCTCTTCGCCTTTTCGGATGCTGTCGGCGTCCAGCTCATATACGCTCACCATGTACGGAGCGCTCGTCTCGACGACGACGAACAGGAACATTTCAGCCTTGTATCCGGCCATGTTCATCGTGGAGAGATACCATGCCGCCTGTCGGTGGTAGCGGTAGTCGTGGATCGCCTTTGAGAAGGCGTACTCGCTGCCGTCCTTGGTGGTCTTGAGGTCAATGATGAGGCGGAAGTCGCTGCGGTAGTAGTCGGGACGGCACTTCCGGGTGATCCCGTAGAGCTCGTCTTTGACGAACACCGACTTCTCGGCCTCGCCGTCCTTGAGCAGGTTGCCGACGATGGCGTTGGCCCGCTCGGTCATGTCCTTCGCCTGCTGCCACATGTCTGCCGTGACGACGGTCTTGTCGCCGACGGTTTCCAGCCAGGCGGCCTTCGCCTCCTTGTAGGCTTTCGAGTTTTTGTTGAGGTCGCATCCCTCGAAACTCTCCGGGATGAACTCGTTTTCCAGGTCGTCCGGCTCCAGCACCATCTTGTGAACCAAACTTCCAAGATCAAAACTTTTCCCCGAAAGCTGAAACAGATGTTTGTTTGCCAAGTGCTGCGGGGATTTTTCAAGCAGTCGAAAGTCGCTGCTGCTGATACCTTCCGCCGCGTGATATTCTGCGTTGGTCATTTTTGTACCTCCAGTTGTGTGTGGTGGGCGGAGCAGGGATCGAACCTGCGACGACCCGGTTATGAGCCGGGGGCTCTGCCGGCTGAGCTATCCGCCCGATGGTGCGAGTTGCGGGACTCGAACCCGCGACCTTCTGCTCCCAAAGCAGACGCGCTACCAGACTGCGCCAAACTCACATTGCCCCCGGACGAACCGGGGAAGGAGGAAAAGATGGAAAAATCAATCTGTGGGGCGCACTATGCAGCCAGCCGGGGGGTGCGCCCCATCGACTGATTTCATACGAGAATATTACCGTAACAGAAATTAAATAAACCTTAAAAAAGGTACTGTTTCAGTGAAAGATTGCGTTTTATGCTCTTTGGAAGTTTCTGAGTTAGCGGAGGGGTTCCCGGAGGTGTGCGCCGTCGCCGCTCATAGAGAAGCGATGACGTTGGTGCATTTGGAGAGGCGGATGTCGCCGCGCACGTCGTCGAGAATCACGGTGATCGGCTCGTAGGATGGGTTGAGCGGCAGGAGAACGAGCGTTCTGCCGTCCTCGGAGAGTTTCATCTTCTTGATGCCGCTTTCGTCCGCGATCGTATAGTGAACGATGTCGCCGTTGTTGGGTTCCGCGTCGGGGTCGCAGATCACGATGTCGCCGTTGGAAATCCTCGGGCTCATCGAATCCCCTTCTGCCCGGACGCCGTAGGCCCCTTTCCTGTAAACGGTCGCCGGAACGTCGATGTAGTCGATGTCGTCCGAATAGTAGCCGTTCGGAACTCCGCACGATGCGCGACCAATGACTGGGATTTTTCTCGTTAGAGGGACCTCCTGGCTTTCGTCGAGAAGGTAGTCGATGGTTACCCCTAGAAATTTTGCGATGGCTGGGAGCTGGTCTCTCGGAACCCCATAGTCGTCATAGGATAGCCACCTCGTTATGTAGTTGTTCGGCACGCCTAGGTGTCGGGCCAGCTTTGTTTTGGCTCCTCTCCCCATTTCATTTAGTAGCGCGTTCAGTTTTTCCCGTGTGGTCATTTCTTCCTCCTTATATATCTATTCTTTCTATTATAGTAGAAATAAACTTCTGAAACAGTAAGAAAGTTTTAAGCGGTTTTCTTTTACCATTACAGAAAATATCCTATTGGAGGTATCACGATGAAGGACATCGAGACAGGTGAGCGGAGAGGGAGGAGGGGGCCTAAAATCAACGGTCTTGGTGTGAGTGATATTGCCCGCATGACCGGGTTGCACGATGCGGAGGTGTCGCTGGCACTCAGTGCGAAGCGGCTTCTCCGGCGGAACAAGCTGAAACAGATTTATGAGGCAGGACTACCGATTGAGCCGTTTGTATTCGGTGAGCAATACTACAAGGAGGTGGTGATGAAAGAGGAAGGATGAAGCGCGACCCTGTGGAGGCAGGGCCGCAACACACACATGGAGGAATTTTTTGTGGAGGCACAAAAAAGACCACGAGGGGATTATGCCGAAAGGCCGGAATGTTTGTCAAGGAGTATGAAATGACCGAGACTCAAACCGCTCAAATCCTCCGGCACTTGGAGGAGCGAGGAACGATTACGCCGATGGATGCGTTGACGGACTATGGATGCTTCCGGCTCGGGGCGCGGATTTACGAGCTGCGCCAGCGGGGCTATGACATCGAAACGGAAATGGTGTCAAGCGGCGGGAAGCGATATGCACGATACCGGATAAAGCAAAAGGGGGCAGCATGAGCTTTATGGCGATGGCATGGGCTTCAAAGCAAAAGACCGGGAGCCCGACAAAGAAGCTGATCCTTTTGTTGCTTGCAGATAGGGCAAACGACGAAGGCTATTGCTGGCCGTCGATACAAAGTATTTGCAGCGATTGTGAGCTTTCAAGGGATGCCGTGATTCGCAACATCAAGAGGCTCGAAGCTGACGGGCTTCTTTCGGTGATTAGGAGAAAAGAGGATGGAGTAAATCTTCCAAATCACTACAAATTGCACTTGCAGGGGGTAGTAGCTCAGAAAGACCAGGGTAGTAGCTCAGAAAGACCAGGGGTAGTAGCTCAGAAAGACCCTAACCTATCAATAGAACCTATCAATGAACCTATAACTCCTAAATCCCTTTCCGGGGAAAAACCGGATGGTCGTGGGCTAGAAGCTGAATTGCTCGTAACCCACGACAAAGACATGAAGTATCCACTAAACGTCGATGCTTTCAATGAGTTTGTCGAATATCGAAAGGCGAGCAGGCACCCGAATGTAAGTGCTCATGCTGCAAAGAGAATCATCCTCCTACTTTGCAAGTACCCGAGCGATGTTCAGGCGGAGATAGTCGAAAAGAGTATCAGGAATGACTATAGGGGCCTATTTGAACCAAAAGCTGGCGGGCAAGACCCAATGGATGCCCTCAGACCTCCAAAGCCGTTCAAGGACGCGGTGTGGGACGAACGAAGAAATAGGTGGGTTTCAAGATGGGCGTAGGTGAAAATCTTGAGCGCTGTGTCCTCTCGTCGTTCCTTTTCGTCGGCACTTGCCACGACAATGAGATCAAGGACGCTTTCAAACTGGACCCCGTTTTGTTCTCGACACCGTTTCGCCGGAGGCTTGCGGAGCGGATCAACGAGGAAACAGAAGGGGAGCGGGCCTATCAGGTGCTATGTGCGGACGTTGAGTGCGCGGTGGCGGGGACGCGGCATGAGCAGGAAATGATTGACATCCTGTCGGCGTCACCTATGCCGCTTTCGTCCGCGAAGAGGCTCCACGATGAGCTGGCCAGACTGCGACGCCTACAGGTAGCAAAGGGGGCAGCATGACACTCGAAGAAATCAGAATGGCGAGCGAGGAGGCAAACCGCCTAAAAGCTCAATATGTCAGGGCCTACGAGCTGGGGGACGATGCGGAAGCCCTCAAGCTGGAGCGGCGCTATCTCGACCTGCGCCGCCGGGTGATCGACGCCGTGACAGATACGGTCGAGAAGAAGCGGGCAGTGCCGCTGGCGGAGATCAAGCGGCGGGTGGCGGCGATGCCGAAGCGCCCGAAATACGAAACCGGGATACGTTCCCTTGACGCAGAGCTGGTGACGGAAGAGCAGAAGATGCGAGGCGACATCGGCGGATTCACCCTGGGGAACTTCATCCAGATCGCCGGGAGCCGTGGGGCCGGAAAGACCTCCATCATGCTCAAAATTCTAACCAATATCAGCCTGCGCGAAGCGGTGCTTTGGTGCGACTTTGAGATGGGGGAGCGACGGGTCGTGGAGAAAATCAAGCCATTCCCCCACGACGACACGCGGCTCCACTACTACAACTCAAGCCGGGAGCTGGGTGACATCATCGACGAGATCAAGCTCCACTACGGCGGCGGGGCGCGGCACTTTGTCATCGACAGTGCTATGAAGATCGTCGTCTCTGGCGTCCGGGAAAGATACGACCGGTTCAGTGAAATCAGCGCCAGGCTATCTGAGTTGACCTCGACCTTGGGGATCAACGTCTATCTCATCAATCAGATGAGCCAGACGGCCGAGCGCGATGGGGTGTTCGCTATCAAGCACGGCAACGACGCGGAATATGACGCCGACTACATTTTCTACGTCACGAAGGTCAAGAAGATCGGCCCGGATGGGAAACTGCTTCGGAATGAATACGACGAGGTTGAGTTCGATGAGCAAGTTCGGCGGATTGTCTGCACGAAAAACCGTGAGGACGAGCGACTGTTTTCCGTCCTCGTTCCAAAGAGCGAGATTTTTGGCGTCACGCCATACGAAATCACCTACGAAGATTGAAAGGATAGAAGATGAGCAAGTGGGTAAGCAAAATTGAGGATAAGGGAATCCGCCTCCTGGTGGAGATCGGTTGGAAAGGCGATGAGAAGTTTATGAAGCGCATACAAACGGCGCTCCGGCGGCTCGGCAAGCAGCTCGCTATCGACGGCGAGATCGGGCCAATCACGGTCGCTGCGCTCAACAGCGTGGACCCGGAGGCGTTTTTTGGCGAAATGTTCGAGATCACACACAGCATGAAGCCAAAGTTGGGGGACGACATCCCGAAATGGATACGGGCTGCCGTCGGAGAGATCGGGGTGAAGGAGATCAAGGGGCCGAAACACAACAAGCGGATCATCGAATATATGAACGCGACAAAGTGGGGGAAGTGGGTGCGTGACGACGAAACCGCGTGGTGCGCCGGGTTTGTCGGCTGGGCAATGGTCGAGGCCGGATACATCGACGACATCCCGGACTATTCCCTGGGTGCGAAGAGTTGGCTGCGGTTCGGGGTGAGCGCTCACAAGCCGGTGTTCGGGGCCATCGCCGTCAAGTCCAGGAAGGGCGGCGGTCACGTCGGGTTTGTCGTCGGGGCAAACCCGTCCCGGGGGACGCTCTACATCCTGGGAGGAAATCAGTCTGACGCAGTGTGCGTGAAAGAGTACCCGGAGCACGTTTGGCTTGACTTCCGCATCCCGGAAGATTACACCCCGACGCGAAAGCTGACGAAGTGGTGCGGGGCCTCTTCCCTGGCCGGGACGGAGGCGTGACATGGACTATGTAGCCAAATTCCACGAGGCGCTGAGGCTGCTCCACCTGGCACGGGACGAGGCTGACCGCTTCTACATTATGCGCGAGGTGGAGAACGCCCGCCAGGCGGCCAAAGAAATGGGGCAGAAGGCAAGCCGGGTGCTGTGGAACAGTCACCGTCGTCGGCGACCAGAAAAGGGGTTCAAGTGATCGAGCTCAAAAGCTGGCAGTGGCACTACCGTATCGACGAGGACGCCGGGAAGGTGTGGGCAGTAAATCACGTTTGGAAAAACAAGAAACTCGTCGAGCGGCTGATGCTGTTCAAGGGCTTCCAGCGGCTCCCGGAAGCGTATGAATACCTGAGCGATGTGACGCGCTGGCCGGTGTGGAAGCTGCGGGCCATTGCAAAGAGAATGAAGGAGAAAAAATGAGTGCAAAGGAGCTGAAGCGATGGATGAAGTATTCGTGGGTGCGGTGGATGAGCGCCGGTGAATTTGCGTTGATGAGGAGAAGAGGGTGTGGATTTTTTCAAGACGATTAGTGGAGGATTACGAGAATTGTCGTTGTTTGCAGGAGCAGGCGGCGGAATCCTCGGTGGAAAAAAACTCGGATGGCGAACGGTCTGCGCGGTCGAGATCGACGAATACGCCCGACATGTACTCGTCGCACGGCAAAACGACGGATCGCTCGATCCGTTCCCGGTTTGGGATGACGTGCGAACGTTTGACGGACGGCCGTGGAGAGGAATTGTTGATGTGGTTTCTGGGGGGTTCCCGTGCCAGGACATCAGCATCGCCGGAACCGGTAAAGGTCTCGAAGGAGAACGCTCCGGGCTCTGGTCGGAAATGGCGCGAATTGTCGGCGAGGTACGACCGCGTTACGTCTGGGTGGAAAACTCACCGATGCTTGTTCGAAGAGGACTTGCCACCGTCCTCGCTGACCTTGCCTCGCTGGGGTATGATGCGCGATGGGGTGTTGTGGGAGCGGACGACGCCGGAGCTCCCCACAGGCGAAAACGCATCTGGATACTGGCCCACTCCGACGGTCCGCGGCAACACGAACATGCCGAAACAGGGGACGAAACGCGGAACGGGCCTGGCGACTGCGGTGCGGACATGGCCGATGGTAATTGCATCAGCGCGTCATGGATGGTCGCGCAGACAGAAGAGTGCCATTCGCGGCTGCCGGATAGATGACGTAGTAGAAAGAGAAGCCGGCGACAAGACACGATTGAACCCCGACTGGTGCGAATGGCTGATGGGTTGGCCCGTCGGCTGGACGCGGCTCGATCCGATGAGGCGGGACGCATACGACTACGATTGGAGCGTCGATCCGGCTGACATCGGAAAAATACCACGCACGACGATTGAGCGGACGCATCGGTCGCACCGCATACGCTGTATCGGGAATGGACAGGTTCCACAGGCGGTAGAGTTTGCGTGGAGGTTACTGAATGACAAGACAGAATAGTCGCGTCAGGGCCGGGCTCCGCCGGCTCATCGAGGAGCAAAAGAGGATAGTCCGCGACTCCAAAGCTGCGGCAGACAAAATCCGGTTCGTCCTCATCGGCCATAATCAGCTCAACGAAGCCCAGAAGCGGGCGCTTCGCGAAGCCATAGAGCTGTTGGATCGGGACTGATGACCAAGTACAGAAACAAAAAAGCGACAAGAGTTGTCGGGAAAGAGGTCTATGAGTTCGACAGCCGGAAGGAAGCGAAGCGCTTCGATCAGCTTTTCGCCATGCTCCGGGCCGGGGTGATTTCCGGGTTGAAGTTGCAGCCGGAGTTCATCATCGCCGACCGTGTGTTCGATAAAGCTGCCGGGCGCTGGCTTCCGGCCAGGAAATACGTCGCGGATTTTGAATACATGAAGGACGGGAAGCGCGTCGTGGAGGATGTTAAGAGCCCGGCGACCCGGAGCGAAAGCACGTATAGGCTCAAGCGCCATCTGCTTTTGCTACACTTTGGGAAAGAGATTGATTTCAAGGAGGTATGATGAAAAAGTTGGCGGGCGTTATCCTCTCGACCGCCCTGGCGGTCGGGGGAGGGGAGTATTGGATTCCCACTAACGGCAAAATGAAAAGCGGGAATACATTTTCGGCGGCGGCGGCGAAGGAGTATGGTATCCGCACGGGGAAGCGGGTGAATGGGAAAACAAAGCTTGTGATAAAAGTGGCTGTCCCGTGCCTGTTCCTGAGCAAAGCAGACTTCCCGCGCTCCGATTGGAAGAGGGTCGGGCCGTTTACGGTTGAGGTTTATGATGTGGCAGACGACTCCGGGCGGTTTGCACTCGGGGTTATAAAAGAGAAGCCAACAGAAAAAAAGATGTGGGATGTTTTCGGGAATGGGTATAACTGCAAAGAGTTCCCGAATATGGAGTGGTGGAAAGCCTACCGGTGGACGGGCTCCAAGTGGAGCCAGGTGGGTTCCGGGGAGTTTCGGATTGAGAAGTAGCTATCCGATGTAGTTTAGGGCGAAGTATATCACCAGGTATGGGGCCAGGGCTGCCAGGGTCTCGATGATGGCCTCGATGACTTTCCGCTTCATGGTGTGATAACCTCTTCAACAAAAAGAGGGTTGGGCCCATCTTTCCCGAGCATGTACCACCTTTCCATCTTGTCGCTATGTTCCCTTTTGTACGAAAAAAATATCGTGTGCCACCCGTTCCTTCTGGACGGAGCGGCTTTTTTTGCTTCGCGTAGCGTCTGAAATCCGCAGTCCCAATCTTTTCCGAACATATTGTGGCGTGATTCCCAGCCCCAAAGTTCTTCTCTTTGCATAATGTTTTCCTCCTGTGTGTGATTTTTGCCGGGTGCGCCTGGCTCCCGCCTCTGCCTACTGGCTGCTGGCATAGTCGGCGGCCCCTCGGGGCGGCCTGCTATGCCCGCTCAATATCCGGCGGCCTCGGCTACCGGGTCGCGCTGCCACGTTTCCAGCGGTCGCCACTTCGGGAGCGCTCTGCCGTAGAAATTGCGCCCGGCGGTGAGCTCATCGACCGGGCAAACAGAAACTCCCCCGGACGATAGCGGGCCGTCGCAATCCCTCCCGCTGGTGCTCCATTCCAGCCGGACGACTCCCCCCTCTGGGATATACTCGTAACGCTCCCAGGTGGCGGTGTACCCCTCCTCCGTCGGCTCCGTTTCCCCCCATTCGTAGATGGGGTTTTCTGGGGTCAGTGAGATAAGCTCGTCGTTTCTCCTGCCTCCGTAGAAAGTGATTTTTTCATTCATCTTCGATGTCCTCCTCTTCCAGGTCTGCTTCAAAATCCGGGAACCATTTTTCAAGCAGCTCATCTTCCCCGGCTTCGATAAGCAAGCTGCGGGCCTCGGCGTCGGAAATGAGATAGCCATAGTCCCGATCCCCTTGCCATTGGCTGGTGCGGATAAACACAAATCGCTTTCCGTTGATGGTGCGGCGGAGCTTTGTAATCCCGCCGTGTATGCCGGTGGCTCCCCGGAAAGTGTGATTGCTTCCGTCCCAGGTGTCAAGCCGGGTATTTGTCTTGACATAGCCGACCACTTCGGGGTAGCCTCCTTCGCCGGGGTTTTGGGTGTAAACTGGTACTCTGTAGCTCATTTTTGTGCCTCCTTTTCGTGAATTTTGAGGGGTGTCCATGATTTGGCCATCTTTTCGTAGATGTCGGCGTAGCGTTTGATTCCCTCGGCTTTTCGCCCGCACGCTGCCGTGTCGTGGCTTTCGTAGGGGCGCGATTCGATGATCGAGAGAAGTTCTTCGATTGTTGCGGCTTCCGCAATATTGCTACCGGTTCCGCACTCCACACTCGGCTTGTGCTCGGTTGCTACCTTGTAGCCTCCCAAGCGGTAACGTTCCAGATAATAAAGCTCTCCCGGGTGCTCCGGGTGCTCAAAATACGCCCATTTCATGGCATACTCTGCCCGCTCCGGGGTCGCTACTCTGTAGCCTGCTTTCACTAGCTGCCGGATAGCTTCCGGCTCGATGGGCTTAATCATTGGTCTTTCCTCCTATGTGTGTAGAGTTGCCGGGTGCGTGTTTCTCGCTCCTCGGCTCTGCTCGCTGGCTGCGGGCATAATCGGGGCTCCCTCGGGCTCCCCTGTTATGCTCGTTTATAGTCCGCCCTCCTCGCTGTAACTGTAATATCCGTCGTCGGGCGTGATGATGAGGTGGTCGAGTAGCTCTATCCCCAGCAACTCCCCGGCCTCCCTGAGTCTGCGGGTCACTCGGTCGTCGTTCTGGCTCGGGCTGGTGTTCCCGCTCGGGTGGTTGTGGGCGACGATTACGGCGGCGGCTCCGTCGGTGATTGCGTCCCGGAATACTTCCCGGGGGTGGACTAAGGACTGGTTGAGCGTCCCGATGTGGATAACACGAGCGACGATAGGGCGGCTCCCTGAGTCAAGGGTGAGGGCCAAGAAATACTCTTTTTTCCCGATGTCGTCGCCGACCATCGCCCGGAAGATCGCCGCCGCGTGCTCCGCCTGCGTGATCTTCTCCGGGGCCTGCTCTTCCACTGTTTGGATTTTTTGGATTTTCATTCTCTTTTCCTCCTTGTGTGTGTGGTTTGGCCTTGCGGCTTAGTCGGCTCCCCTGCCGGGGGCCTGCTAAACTGCCGGGCTTTCGTGGGTATGCTCTACGGCTTCGGCGTAGGCTCGCCGGGCGGCCTCCTCCATCTCTTCGCAGCGTTTGCACTCAAAAAAGAAGTGCTCCGGGGTTGTTTTGCCATGTAGTCGCAGCTCGTCGTAACGGGTCGCTGCGGCTCCTGCTGCTTCTGCTGGGCTGAGTTCTGCGCCACAGCACCAGCAACGGGGGCGGCTCCCGTCCTGCTGGTAAAGGGCTTCCGCTACTTCCCGGGCTCGCTCCCGGGCTCCTTCGTTGTTGCCGAAGGCTTGGAAGGTGTAGCGCTCCCCGTTTTTCAAGCTGAGGGCGTCGTTGCTGATCACAAGCTCCCAACCTTCCCCGCTGGCGTAAACTGTGCCGAAGTGTCGGGTGGTCTCGTGGTGTTCCCGGCTGCTGTGTCCGTATAGATTTTTCATTGCTGCATCCTTTCAGGCTCTGAAGCTGTTTTTTGCGGCCGCGCGAAGGCGGCGGGCCTCGTCCTGCGTCCTGCTGCGCTTCCAGCGGGCGGCGTCCGCTATGGTGCGGGCTCCGTCCCTGATGGCTGCTTTGAGCTCCTGCGGCTTCATCTGGTGGCCTCCTTTCTGAGTTCTTCCAGTGTCCGGCGGGCGGTGCCGATGAGGCTTTCGACCTCTGAAAGGTTTGCTTCCACCTCCCGGGCTGCGCAGAGTTCCGTGAAGTCGTTGAGCGCCTCCCATGTTTTGCCGTCGTCGGTGCTGCGGTAGAGTGTGAAAAAATAGCCAGCGGCTCCCCGCTTATCTTCCGGGGCTCCGGGGTAGCTCTCGACCTCTCCGGGGGCGACCTCGCGGGCGGCCCTCACTTCGTAGCGTGTCATTGTTCTTTCCTCCTTGTGTGTAGTCTGTAGGGCGTCCGGCTGGGCGCTCTATCGGCTACACGTTCCCGGCTTCTGCCTGCCTCGCCGGTGCGGTTACTTACCCGGGCGGCTCGCTCCCGGTCGGAATGTCAAAGAACACAACAGCAAGATAACTTACTGTTACAGAAACTATAGCATGACAAAGATTAAATCTTTCTTAAACAGTAACAAATTACAGCGAAAAAGAGGAAAAATATTTCTTTCGCCTTTCTCCATTGACTGCAACGGAAACTAATAGATAAAATGCCGATAGCGATAAGGGGGGATTTAGGGGGGCTAAATTGGTTTTCCCCGGTTTTTCCCGGTTCTCTCCGGTTGATTGGTTCTGTTATAGAGTATTTATTTAGGGGGAAGATAGTTTGAGCTTCGGGAGCAGAAAGAAGCGTTCTTTTAAGGAGCGGGGGAGATTGGGCGGGGTGCGTCCGGCTTCCGCTCCGCTTTCGCTTCCCGTGCGTGCGCGTGCGCGTGTAGGTGTGCGCGATTTCTTACTATTTACGGCGGCGGCCGCTGCTGTTCCCGCTGCTTTTGGTGTCAAATCTGGTTACAGTAGCGTTAGAGCTCCCATTTTATGGGCTTTTACTTCGGATATTGTAGCCGGGGAAGCTGTGGCGAGAGTTGGGAGCGTAGCCAGCGGAACCGTTACGCCATCCAGCGGGACCCACCCCCACCCCCGCCGACGCCCTGGCGGCGAGGTATGTAACCCCACACCGACCCAACCCAATTTTTCCACCTATAGGAACCTTTATCCAACCTTAAAGGAGCACACATGGAAATCGTAACCATCAACCTGGTACGGCGTGACGAGGAAACCGGTGAACTGGTCGAGTGCCTGGATGCCGTTACGGACGGCGAAAAGGCGTGGCTTCCGGCGGAGGACGGCTCGGGCGGGCTGGTTCCGGCAAAGCCTCCATACACGGTGACGGTGAAAATATCCGTGCGCGATACGGTAATCACCCATTCCTGGAGAGTCGATGGCTAACGCACCGGTTCCGAAGTTCCTATCCCGTCACGACAAGGAATACATCCGGCTGTTTATTCAGTACGGGGACGAGCGGAAGGCGCTGCGGGAAGTGTTCGGACCGGGGACTCCGAAAAAGAAGCACGACGAGATTTTCAACAAGCCCCTGGCGCAGAAGTATTACCGCAAGCTCATGGAAGAGGCGGACGTTTCCCTGGACGTGGGAGCCCACCTCGCCATGAAAACCCTGATGCGCTCCCTTAGCGTGAATTTCGCCGACATCTACGACATGGAGCGCGGGCGGATGAAGGACGACGTGCCGGAGGAGTATTACGACGCGGTTCAGCAGGTGAAGTTCGACGCGGAAACCGGAGCCGTGACCCAGCTTTCGTTCGTCAACAAGCTCAAGGCGGCGGAAATGGTGCTGAAGATGAAGGGGCAGCTCAACAAGCAGGTGGATGTCAACGTAAATCTTTCCATCGCGGAGCAGTTGAAAAGCACCGATGTCGAGGATGAGGAGGTCGATGCGCTCATTCGCAGGGTGCTCAGTGGCGGCGAGCCCATCGACGCCGAGATTGTGAAGGAAGAGCCCAATGGGTGACGAGGCCAAATTCCTCGAAACGGTGCGGAAACGCGACGGGAGTGTGGCACGCTGCCGGGATTGTGGATGGCTGAGACCGACTACCTATCGGGGCGAAAAGATGTGGAGGTGTGCCGCGAAAGCGATATTCATCGAGGACGACATTTTCGCCGCGTGTCGTGAATTTTTTATAGAAAAGGGAGAGTAATGGACTTTATGGATGAGGTGGCGCTGCTCGAAGCGCGGGATAAGGACGCGATTACGATTGCGAACCGTGCGAGAAAGTTTTTCCCGGTCGCCCCGGTCGCCATTCTGGTCGATATGAGCACATGGAAGCGCATGAAGTCGAAGGATTCGGTCGAAACTCTCGACGGGCCTTTCGCACTGAGCGTGGACGACATTTCCGAAAAGGAGGTGGTGTTCGTCCCGTTCGAGCATATCGGTGAGGCCAACGAGGTCATTCAGCTTTGGTGGGCGCTGATGAACGACTCGATATGCCGATACCGGATAGCGGGGTAATCGAATGACCAAACAGGACATCCTCATCATCAAGGCGGCAGCAAAGAGCATCGTGTTCTTTGTAACCGTTGTGCTTCGGGTCAAGCCCTCGAAGCAACAGATGGATGTTCTAAAGGCGATAGATGAAGGGGAGCGCCATATCTCGATACGTTCTGGCCACGGGACAGGGAAAACGACCCTCCTCGCCTGGATAGTTCTTTGGTGGGGGATATTCCGGGAGGACGCGAAAATCCCCATGACCGCGCCGACCTCCCACCAGCTTTACGACCTCCTGATGCCGGAGGTGCGGAAATGGTGGGAAAAAATGCCGGATATGCTGAAGAACGAGGTCGTTATCAAGCAGGAGAAAATCGACTACGCCAACGGCAGCTTCGCGGTTCCCCGGACGGCCCGGAAAGACCAGCCCGAAGCCCTCCAGGGGTTCCACGCGACCCACCTCTCCTTCATCATCGACGAAGCTTCCGGTATCCCGCAAATCATCTTCGAGGTCGCGGAAGGGGCTATGACCGGCGAGAACACTCTTGTCGTCATGGCGGCCAACCCGACGCGGACGGAAGGTTACTTCTACGACAGCCACCATAAAAACCGATGGATGTGGAGGTGCTTTCAGTTCAACGCCGAGGAATCCGAGAACGTTTCGAGGACATGGATTGAGCAGAAAAAGCGGCAGTATGGCGTGGACAGCGACGTTTACAAGGTGCGGGTCAAAGGGGAGTTCCCCTCCCAGAGCTCCAACGCCGTCCTTCGGCTTTCCGATGTCGAGGACGCCATCGTGCGCGAAGTGTATGACGACTCCGGGGCGGAGGTGTGGGGCCTCGACATCGCCGACTACGGGGACGACCGAACCGTGCTCGTCAAGCGAAAGGGAAAATGGTTCCATTCTATCGAAGTCCGGCGCAACCTTGACCTCCCAGCCATCGCCGGGTGGCTCATCTGGGAATACACCAACGCAAAGCGGAAGCCGGTCATCATCTTCTACGACGCCATCGGGGTCGGTTCCTCCCTGGGGGCCGTCTGCTACGACAAGGGGCTCCATATGCTCGTCGGGGTCAAGGCGTCAAACTCCGCCGACGACTCCAAGAAGTTCGAGAATAAACGCGCCGAGTGGTACTACACACTCAAGGACATTCTCCCCGACGCGAAAATCCCCGATAACGACGAGCTTGTAGGCGAGCTGATGGCTCAGAAGTACAAAATCAGCAATACAGGGAAGCTGATGCTGATCCCCAAAGAGGAGATCAAGAACGAGCTGGGGCGCTCCCCGGACATAGCCGACGCAATGGCCCTTTCCTGCGAACGTGCGCTCATCGTCGATGCGACCGCCGTCGAAGAGGAGATGGGGGACTGGGCCGGTGACGACGACGGGGTGATCTTTACAGAAGGAGGGGCTGCATGGTAAGCGGGCGGGAGCTGAACAGGTGGGCAATCCGGGAGCTGGTGGACGGCGACCTGCTCCGGCTCTATGCCTTCGTCGTCAACACCGGCATCGACCGAGTGACGCTCAACCGGCATGAGGCCGCCGGGTTCGTCCTCGATGAGCTGAAAAAGCGTGGGTACAGCGCCGAGAACGTAAAGGACTTCCTACGGAAACACGGTCTGCGGCCACGCCGGGTCGGGAGCCCGTCGCCAGGGTTGCGCAACGCCCTGAAGCTTTTTGGCTCCCCGGCGGAAATTTTGAGAAGGGGCGACGAATACACCTTCCATTACAAGCTCAAAAAGGGAGTAATCGAATACATGCTCATCGAAGAGCTCGCCCGGGCCGGGTGGACGCCGACGGAAATCTGGCGAGCGACCGGCTTCGGGCGGCGAAGAATCCAGCGCATTGCGAAGAAAGTGAGGGAAGCAAATGGCGAATAAAAGACAGACACAGATTTTGACGCTCATCGACGAGGCAAAGAAGGGGTTTGACCGTTATCGTGGCGATTTTGTCACGCTCGAAAACATCTACCTCAACCTTCTGCCCGAAGAGCTCATCACAGACCTCAAAAAGAGAAAGAAGAGCCACATCACGCCGCAGCTCGTCCGCGCGAAGGTGCGAAAGGTCGTCATTTCCGTTCTCAAGACCTACTTCGAGAACGAGCGTTTCGCAGCGGTGACGCCGGAGTTTCCGACCCGCGACGGGTTCGAGGACGTGGAGAAAATCCAGAAGGCGCTCGACATCTGGACGACGAAACGGCTCAACCTCTACTACATCTTCAAGCCCATCGTGACCGACGCGCTCGTTTATGGAACCCCGTTTGTGAAAATCTATTGGGGGAGCGACGGGCTCCGGGTGCAGCGGGTAAAAATCCGCGACATCTACATCGACCCGAACGCCGCGAGCATCTTCGACATCCAATATGTCGTGCATCGCGTCACGACGACGGTCGGCAGGCTGAAAAAGCAGTATGGCCGGAAGTTCAAGTGGAAAA